CTGCTGCTGCGGCAATATCTTTTTCCATCTGAGTGATTACTTCCTGGATAGCAGGGGCAATAAACAGTCTGGAAAAGTCTTCAATTCTTAAGGATAAGTCTTGAATAGTGTACGCAATTAATGCGTGATATTGGTGAGCAATAACAATGTTTTCAACAGTCTCAATGATAGATTGAGGTGTTGCAACGCTGCCATCTCCAACGATGAAGTGGTTTTGTCTACGAACTTGTAATGTATCACCGATTTTATAGCCAGATGAAACGAAGTCATCTTGATAAATTCGAGATGCGGTCATTACAAAAGGGGCATTGTTGGCAAACATAGCTAATGCAGTGTTTGACACCAAATCAGTAGTAATAAATTGGTTAGCCATTCTAGGTCTCCATTTAATCCTTTAAATGGCACCTGGACGTGGCCAAGAGTTTCGAGAGTTTTAATCCTTAAAACCCTTAGCTCACTTCCATGTGCCAGCCTTCATCCGCGCTCTGATAACAGAAGGCGGCGTTTTATCCGTAACAGCACCAGAAGTATTGGCTGGATTTGCTCTGACCTGGCCTAGTGGCGCAGATTGCGACTTTCCTGGTTTCCCAGAATTGCCACCCATCAAAGAAAACGACAGCTTGTTAACTTCTCGTGCTTGGTCTAAGGGATGGAGTTTTGATATTCTTTCGAGTTCAGAACGATTTTTGCCGAGTTGATAAGCTACATCAGCCGGATTTTCAACAAGCAATAATGCATCTCGGACATGGGGCGTGAAAGGAATATCCTCACCTCTTACCACGTCGTCAAAATCATCATACTTATCGGAAGCTTGATCGAAAGCATCTTGCATTCGCTGGTATTGCTTATGCACATGCGCTTGTCGTTCCGCTTCTTTCGCTTGTCTCTCTTCGTTTTCACGCATTCCGAGAGCCATGCGAACGGCATGTTGTATTCTTTCCTCTTCTGTCATTGGAACAGAGCTAGGCTGCCCAGGTGACGAATAAGGATTTTGATAATCTTGTTGTTGAGGATTTGCGCTATCACTTGTGTTTACCATCTGTGATTGCATCTGCATCATTTGCTCACGCATTTGACGCATTTCCCTGGCATGTTTTTTGGCCTGCATTCCTAAGCGTTTTTTAACGCCATAAGGGTCATCCTGATCAGCAAGTCCTTGGCCATGCTCGGCTTCTCCTTGTTCCTCTGCATCGCCTACGCCAACACCGCCATTCTCAACATCTTCATTATCGTCGCTTATTTCTTCAAAAATTTCGTTTTGATCTTCGTCCATAAATCACAAATCTCCATATCGACACTCATGTGCCCTAGACCATACGGTTGGCCTGAAACCCAGAAGACATCATGTCCTCGTTACTCACAGTATAGACCTTTCAAAGGAGTTGTGTACCCCATATCTAGTGTCTATCTGTATAATTTTTACTCTTTTTCTTTCTTAGAACTGTGCTTATGTATATCAGAAATGACACTTGCTAGTTTAGATGTAAATTCATTTTCCATCTTATCGGCATCTAGTGCGATTCTTGCATGGTCAACTTTTAACCTGCCTTCATCAATGCCAGCTTTTCTTGCCATCTCATGCGCTTTTAAAATCATCTCGGCTTGCTCAAGTTGATGTTTTTCGCGTCTGATGCGCAACTCTTCGGCACGTTCTTGCAACTGCTGTTCTTCAAGCTGCATTTTTTGCTCATTCATCGCTAGGGCTTGCTGTTGCTGTTGAAGCTGAGCTTGTTGCATTTGCTCTTCTGGTGAAGGTGGCTGAGGCGGTAATTGCTTACCTTCTTCTTTTGCAAGAATCTGTGGCGGAACAAGTGTTTTAAATCGCTCAGCAATTTGTGGCATGTATTGTACATCCAAGTTCTTAGCCCACAAATCAGCAATGAGAGGGAATGTTTGAGGGTTGGCTTGAATGGTTTGTTGGAAAAATTCAAGTGCGATGTCTTTTTGTACAGCAAAGCTTGGGCCAGTATCAATTTCAATGTCATACTCACCACCATCAAGCATGGTATTTTTATCTCGAATGGGGTTGTCATCGTCATCACGACCTACGATCTTGTTTAATGTAATACCTTCGGTACGCCCATCAGCTTTTGAGATAATCATCGGACGCTCATTATCACCAATTATGTGTGGCAACAAGTCTAAAGTAACGCGACCGCCTTGCTCAATGGCTTGATTTAAGTTATCAAACCACACGTAAGCAGACATTGAGCCTTCCATTTTGCGCTCACGCCGTGCTTTGCCTGACATGTCGTGACCTTGAAGTGCTTCATTTTCTGAAAAGCCAAGGATTTCTCGCATATCTTGCGAGCCACGTTGAAACTGCTGTAAAAGCGTTTGAGACAATTCCCATGCTTGCATTTTCTGGGGCATCGCACCTGTTTTTGGGTCTGGTTTTGCAATTAAAATGCCTGCTTGTAGCTCAGGATTACGCCACATTTGCTCGTTTCCTAGGATATTATCAGGGGTTCCAAGCCATTGTTCACGGCGTCTGTTTTTAACTTCTGCGGCAATCTCTGAGCCTACATAGTTAACAAATTTCTGTGCGTCTTTGGCTTCATGGATAAATGAGCGTGTATATTGCTGTCCATTTAAGTAATTAGAGTCACCATCAACAAAAATTATTGGCAAGTATTTGGATGGCCAATCAGTGAATTTAATGATTTGATTCTGAGTCAAAAGATATTGTCTTATAGTATAATCTTTGCTCATTCTTTCGGCATGAACTTCGGGAATTTCTCTTAAAATAAGTTTATCAACTACTTGTGCGCCTGTTGCCAAAGATTTGCGTCTTTCAATCTCTGGTTGCATGTCAATCCACTCTTCTTCGGTAACAGTTGTGCCATCGGTTAGCATCAATATTTTAACTGGGAACCATTCTTTTTGAGTGTATTTGCACACAACAATGCTGTCTCTTGTTTCCCATTGAAAATCTAATAGTGAGCGCGGGTCTGTATAAGACACAGGGTTCATCACATTGGGGAATGTGGCGTAAAACTCTTCTTTCGTATATAGGTATTGCCTTGAGCAAAAGTTTCCATCACCTTTATGTGGCTTTAATGCCGTGGGGTCAAAAGAGGTTCTTGTTACATCGGGGATTAACTCATATTTAATGATTTGATTGAAAGAACGAGGGGATTCATAGTCAAGGCAAATTTCAAAGGCACCATATCCCATCATAAGGGCTTGCTTAAAAGCATTTTGATACACTAAATCGTTTTGTGATTGATATGATATGGTTCGTACAAGGTCGGCTCGTAAGTTGATTTGTTTTTGATTAGCGTTTCCATTTAATGAACGAACCATTAAATCTGGTTTGTTTTTGCGCTGCTCACCCAATACCTTTTTCGTTGTATCGTAGAGCTTATTGAATGTCATTGCTGGTTTAAACAATCGGCTAAACTCGGAACGCTCGACAGCAGACCATTGATCGCGCAAAACAAAGTTCATGTCATCTCGGCCACGTACCGCATTTTCACCAAAATAACCATCCCAAAGCACTAGGTTTTCACGCGCTGTCTGTAATACCTCTTGCTCGTCAACACCAGCATCATCTAACTGTTGTTGCAATTCCTCATTCATTTTCTCAATGTCTTCGGAATCAATTTGTTCAGCAATCGTTTCCATGCAATCCCCTAATCCTTGGGTTAGTATCAATGTCCTTAAAAGGCGCAAGACATTATCCTGCGCCTATCTAGCTTAAGCTGCTGCCGCTTCTTTGGCTTGCGCCTCAGCTTTGGCTTGCTCTACCTGATTCTTTTCAGGCACAACAAACTCTTGCCAATCGTCAGCTAGAAAGTCCTCAACTGGGAAAATGTAGTTACCAGCATTTGGGTTAGGTACTAGAACAATTTTCCATACAAAATCCATGCCAGGCATTAATTTTAAATAGCCGCTTTCTAACGTCCAAGACGCCCGATGCATAGATTTTCCAGCTTTCAATTGCTCTAATGCTTCCAAAAATAACATACTAACTTCTCCTTTTAGTTTATGGTAGTACGGTTAGTTGACAAGACCCTGCTGTAAAAACGGGCTTGTAGATTTGGTGTCCATCTGAACCAACAGCAAACACAAAGTCTGTTGCAAGTAGATTCGCACCTTGCGTAGCCAAATAGTTATCTAAAAATCCGGCTGCTGCAATTTGAGCAAGCGTGTTGTTAGGACAATAAAGTCGGCCAAGTCTTGGCACAACATCATTGTTCTCACCTGCAAATTCAATTTTCAATGTAATAGCTGATTGGGCGGTCATAGTATCACTCCTGTTAAATTACCTTATAATAAATCCTAGTGTTCAATCGTTGCAATGTTGCATAAATTTTATGAAACTCTCTTTCGCACTCTTTACAACGACCCCTCTCGTTTACCGATACACTCTTTGCTCGGCAATATTCGCACTTTTTTTTCAAAACACCCTCATTACTGGATTAAACATGTTCTCATGCTTTTGTTCAGTTATTTTGTCTTGCGTTATTCTATCACTTGCTATCTCTAAACACCCGTAACCTAGCGCGTCCATAGGGTGAGATGCCATATTCTTATTCGGCTTGTCTTTGTAACGCTCTTCACCTGAAACAGCTACCCTAGCATAGACATAATCTTTCACAAACCCTTTAAACAATATTGGGCAATTTCTTCTGTCAAGCACCAACCCTGGCTTACCATCAACCATTTTGTTTAAAAAGTACTTAACTGACCCTAATCGTGGTGCAATATCGTTTGTCTTTGCCCCGATGGTGGGCAGATTCAACGAGTTAAGCTCACCGATACAAGACATTTCTTCAACAATCTCGTTTCTGCTATTACCAGCAGGGTCGGCAACTGATAATCCTACTTTACAATAAGGGAAGTCTTTAGCAATGGCAGGAATGACCACCGAGTCTGCAAAGCTTCTGATTCCCATACCATCGGCCACATATTCTTTTAAGATTAACAATTGTCCACGAGCTGACAACTGCATAACAACACAAGCAGGAGTAAGACCAAAATCCCAACCAAGAATGAGTTGCTCGCCCTGGATAGCTTCGAGTACATCCACCGCATGAAAATCAGGGTTGAACTCAGGATAAACTCGTTTACCAAAACCAACGCTACCGTACTCTCCAAGACAAAATACCTTAACAAATTCTTGAGATTGTCCTTCTGCCAGCATTTCATAATAATTATCAGGCAAGTGATCAGCATTGTCAGCATCAGGATTTCTGACCCACTTATCATCTTCATTCTTAATTAATCCTGGTGGTTGTTTGAATAATTTATGACTATCATAAACTGTTTCCTCAAAGTCTTTAAATATCCAGTGATCGTCTTCTGGTGGGTTAGTATCAGCAATAATCCCTGACCAATAAGGCTCTGTACAAAATGCTTTAGACGGATAACGATTAACACGGCCTTTCATATGTGCCAAGGCTGCTTTCGGTACTTCTGAAAGCTCATTGATATAGCAACCTGTTAGCTCTAACGATTTAATCTTTCTTACATCATCTGGTCTATCTAATGCAATAAATAACAACTCTAGTTCTACAATACCATGACCGTCATTAAATGTGTGTTCATACGTCATGATGGGCTTTTGTCTTTTCCTGACATCGCCTAACTCTTCAAACCATGAAAGCCAAGTTGCTAACGTTGTAGTTGCCAATTCACCGCTTGTGTTTCTGACAATTCCCCAACGACTTCTTCGCCTTCCGGCGTGCCAACGAGGAACAAGACAAGCACGCCTTACAATCTCAGTTGCAGCCCAGGTTGATTTACCGCTACCATATGGCCCCATAATAACTCGAACAAAACTATCATCATGGTGGGCAAGTTCACCTGTGGCCGTGGGCAAATATAGCTTGTCACATTCTTTTGTGTGAATGACCATCTTAGTGTCATCAATCGTTACCTGACGCTCTGTGCCTTTTCGTTTGGCGTCTTCAAGATATTCAATGCGCTTTGCAATGGCGGAAGAACTTAACATCATTTCTCCAATAAGTGCCTGGGTGGTACAGTTCTATAGTCTGATTTCTTGGGAAGGTCGCGCAAATGTTCTTGGGTCGTGAAGCGATTGCCACATTTAATGCACTCGCGACGACGCATAATTTGATTTGTTCTGTCATCCCTTCTCGTTTCAACCACACGAGACTCAGGATAATTACATGATCGACATTGCATTTATTTTCTAATGCCTCTTAGTGTTCTGACATAGGTCGCACGAGCAGCAACAGAAAAACGCTTCTTAGGACGCTTGGCATTAAACGGGTCTTTTTCATCAACAGGAATATACTCATATGCCGATTCAGTAGTCGGCTTTTTCTTCTTGCGCTCTTTTTCAACCCACTTGTTTGGTATGACTTCCATATAGCCTCTTATTTCTTTTTAGCCTTTGGCTTGCCAATAATCTTATTTGCTTTTGCATCAATCTTAGCTTCTTGTGCTTTACTAAGCTTTCCCTTTTTAACCATCTGAGTAGCTCGTGCCTTTGCATTTACGGCGTGACTCTTATCTGGCATTGGGTATTTGCGCTCTTTAGGCAACCCAAACTCACTCTTTGGTACTTTTTTTCGCTTTGCTGCTGTTAGCTTTGCCATGACTCGTCCTTTTGTTCTCTAGCAGTGAAATGATGTTATCGATTTTCTTATCCAATATTTTGATTTCTTGCTCAGTCTTTAAATCGACTCGATAAGCAAGTTCATCACGCTTTCTGTCAATATTGGTCATTCGGTTTTGACTCATTAAGATGATGGGTGCTTGAATTGCTGCAAGACAGGATAAAAATAGATTTAACAAAATAAATGGATAAGGGTCAAAACCAAACAGATACAAATTTGAAGCAATCCAAAGACAGCAAAATATGCAAAATGAAATAACAAATGCCCAGCTACCGCCAAACGTTGCTATCTTGTCCGCACACATTTCACCAAATGATAAGTCTTTGTCTGCATAAGATTTACGAATTATCTTATTGATAATTGCGTCAATCTCTTTTTGGTTATCCATCACCCATCTCCAAAGATTATTTTGATTTTTTTAGCTGATTGATAAGCTTTTTATGCTCCTTTAGTTCAGCGCGCATCTCTTTATTGTCTTTCATAAGATGCTTCATAACATCTTTGTGGGCTTTGTCCTCTCGCTTCTCGTGCATAGCCTTTTTCATGCCTTTCGATTCATCACGTCTAGCTTTCTTTTCCATGCCAACCTCACCATAAGCCGCACCTCTTGCACGCTTAGGTGAATATCCAGCTTTAAGCATAGTCTCAACATTATGTCTCATGCCTTGGCGAGTGCCTGCCTTTTTGCCTTTTTCTAGTTTCATGGTTAGCTTCCTATTTTACCGTTGCCGTTTAAATCGGCATTGAGTTTTAATTCAGCCCAGTTCACTAGCTCTTGGCTAAGTTTTTTAAGCTCATTCAATAAAAACTGCGCAACTTGTGGTTCAAGTGCCAGTAGTTCTTTTTCAAGAATGGGGATAAGCAAGCTCACTAGATAGTTCATAGTATGTCCTTATATTGATTCAATCATCCTGTCCAACTCGATGATAGCACCCTTGATGTTGGCTATCTCTTTTTTGATTACCTTCACACGGTCTTTGAGCAATTCAAGCTCAGCTTCACTCATTGTTTGTGTGTTTGATAAATCATCCCTGCGCTTTTGCAATACATCCAATGTAATCACAATCTGTCCTTGCCGTTAGCGTTATGTTTAATCCAGTCAAATACTTCCACAGGCGATGGAAACTTTGGTGTTGACTCGCCTGTTATTTGGTTGACACCTACAAACTGATAACTTTCAAAGTCATGGGCAATCTCCCACCCAAACTCACGTATTAATGCTTGTTCATTGGAAGTTATCATTTTTTCTTTTTCCGTCTTTCCTTGCCTGCTTTTGACATAGCAATAGCAATGGCCTGGTTCTTAGGCTTGCCAGCATTAATCTCAGTGGCAATATTTTCAGAGATAACCTTTTTAGACTTCCCTTTCTTTAGTGGCATGATACATCCTCTTAATATTCTTTCTTGCCATAGTTGGCTTTAGATTGAGGCTGTAAGTTTTGAAGTTGTCTTTGTTCTTCTGCTGCGCGCTCTTGTTGCAATCTCTCACGGTCAAGGTAAACAGCATTGCGAGTTTTTAAATAGCCGTCTGGCTTTTGTGAATTATATCTTGCGCCCATGTTTAGCTCCTTGCTTATAGTCTTTGGCTTCTGGTAATTTTAACTGCTTAGGCTTTTCAAACAAATGTTTCTCATGCTCTACATGAGGACGCTTGTCATTTCTAGCTTGCGCCTTCTGTTGGGTCACGTTCTTCACCATTTTCTAATCTCTCTAAACGTTGATTAAGTTCATTAAGCTGTGCATTTGGGCCAAAATGCTTGTGCCATCTGCGCTCTAATAACCAAGCATCAGCCTGCCATCTTTCTGGACGGGCTGCTATAATATCGGTGTGTTCTCTGATGCGAGTTAGCTCTGCTCTCTTTATATCCTGCAAAAACTTGGCATAATCTGATTCAATATTTTGCTCAAGATGTTCTCGCCCTAAATCAATCCAATTGTATAAAGTGCGCTCAGAAATTCCATTTGCCATTGCAGCATATTCATAAGGCGCACGATGCTTAATTGCGTCAACAATATCAGCACAACGTTGAGGGGTGAATTTGGTAGGTCTGCCACCAGGGTCAACTTCATTAACCTTGTCGGCCTTCTCATTCTTAGCCATTACACTAATCCTTTAGTGGTAAATTAATACAAGTATATTTTATTTATTCTTCTCTTTTAATGCAAACATAACAATTATCAGTAAAATTGTTTCAAACCCGTCTGCACTCGCTAAGAGCATATGAAGCTCATTGCTATCAATGTTTCCATCCTTTAACGCATGGATAAGATTAGTTACCAAAGTCAAAAGACACAATATCGCTGGTACACACAATACCAAATGAACTTTATTTTTTAAATGATCAATAACCGTATTAAGCAATTTTCTTCTCATAAAATAATCAACTCAAAGTGAACCAAGTCGTTAAGCATTCCTGGCTTGTTCAACGCGCCCAAACCATTCCAAGCACCACCCCATCTTATTCCGTGTTGCATTTTTCCTTGTTCTTTCAATACTTGTGCAACCCCACACACATAACCACCAAACCATAAACAAAGATTAATGTCGTTCCAGTCAATCGGGTAGGGAATCACATCAACTGCAATAGATGGATTATGATTGTGACGTGAATGAGGATAATGAAGTTTAGAATGTCCAGTATCAAACGCACGCTCTTGGTCTTCTTGATTGCGATAACCTTCAAGGATGGTGCAATCAAAGTGCTTAATGACTTCATAAAATAAAACTTGTAAATCGTGATGACAGCTAGAGAGTTTTGAAAAAGATGATTGACTAAACTTAGGCATCCTTATCCTTAAAATTAGGGTTTTATGTAAATTCTAGCCTAGAAAAACCCCTCTTGCGAGGGGCGAATCGGAAGTTAATAATAAAAAAATCAAGAAGAGAGGTAAGCTTCGATGATTTCCTTACCATCTATCCAACCATAGCAGAACTTTCCCTCAAATCCTACGGTTTTGACCGTCTCAATAAACTTTTCTTGTGCAATCCAAGTTTCTGTTTTTCTCTCAGACGGTGTGTATTTTTTATTGCGCTTAACCTCTAGCCATAAACCTGCTTTGGTCTTCGACTTGTTGGGATAATAAATAAACAAATCGCTTGCACCTGGTCGTAAACCCATCAACTTTAAATGCCATGTCTGACCAGCCGTTCTTTGACCTTCATTGTTTAGCTTACAAAAAAACTCACGAACAGTTGGGTGTACGCTTAGCCATTTGACTAACGCCCTTTGCTCTTGGTTCTCCGTTGGAATTACTCTTCGCATTGTTAAGCTCTTCCTCTTCCTTAAGTTTTTGCTCAAACATTAACCTTGCATCATGCAACGTCATTTTGGGTGGCAAAAAATGCTTGGCTCCTTCAAGCCAAACAACAAACTCCTTTGCACGCTCACCCGATAATCCACTCATAATCACTCCTTAATCATCTAACCAAACTTTCATAGCACGCAATCGCTTCTTCAATCTTTTCGCCTTCATGCGATTCGATAGTCTCACGTATAACCGTTTGCAAAAATTCTTCATCATCGCCACCGTTTTGCTTTGACACCTTCTTTATCGAGGTAATCAGGTAGTTTTTACGCGCTATCCATAGCCCTTTGTTCATATTCAATCACTATGCCAATCTTTAAATACCTTCTGAGGGCCATTAGAGCGTCTCTCAGACGACTTCTCTTCAACCCTTCCTTCTGGCCTAAACCCAAGTCGTTTTAACAGCGCAGGCTGCTCAGCTTCACTTAAGAACCGTCTTCTATCATAAGCATGTTGTGCAGATAACTTTAATGCGTGCGGCTCAGGTACGCTCATTAAGTATTTTTTATACTCTCTAAAAAGCTCGTAATCAAAACTACGTGATGTTTCCCGAATCTTTTCCCGTGGGAAACGCTCCATCATGTCATCTTTGCCTAACGTTTTCCCATCTTCGGCCAAACGTTTGTATTGCTCCATGCGTTCGCTAAAGCTTAAGCGTTCCTCTTTGCTTGGAATCTTAGGCAATGGCTCTATTTGTTTAGGTTGAGCATTATGATTTTCAAGCATTGCCCATGCCTTTTGAGGTTCAACATGAAAAGAAGCAACCGCTTGCTCATAATGTTCTTTGGTTTTTTTCTCAATTTCAAATTCGCTGCCATGGCTAAGCGTCCAGCTTCCAATCTTGTCATAGACAAGCTTAACTACGGGATGGCGAAAGTTTCTTGCGGTCATCAAAGATATAACTTCGCCCATCGATGGCACCCCAGATTCTTGCAAACACAAATCAACCATCTGTCCAAGTGTAGGCGGATAGTCCTTGTAAAGAGAGAGCGTTTTAGTAAATGCGCATCTCACCTGGCCAATTGAAAATTTGGACAACTCTTGACACCAATCATCAATGATAAATTCCCAGTCATCATCACAGCTTGCACGAGACGTCCATAGCTGACCATATCGTGAGCGGTACTTAGCGAATATCTTGCCGACAGCTTCCTTGTTAATTGAGGGCGTCATATGCGTTTCCGTTTTGGTCGTAAACATTCCCTGATTGGTTGGAGTATTTGTTGATTACCCTAGACATAGCATCGGAGCTATTGGCGGCTTGTGTCTTAGGCTTGGCTTTGATGATGTCATCATCCCATAAATCGTTTTGTAGGAAGGTGGAAGGGTGGGGGATGAATTGCTTATCTTGCCATTGGGCATCTTCTGCTATTCGGTCTTGAACATTTTTGCATATGGTATTGCTCATAGCCCACAGACCTTTTCTATCCCAAATCTTTTTGGCCCTGATTTTGTTTTTCTTAACGGGGTATAGATTCCAGAAGACATCGAAGGTCTTATCGCTTTCAACCTTTCGGGAATTCCGAACAGTTGATTTTTGTTTTTGTGCAACATCAGTTGCACTATAACTATGATCTATATGATTTATATCTTCTTTGTTTTGTGCATTCTTTGTTTTATATGCGTCTGGATTTTCCGTATCTGGTTTTACCGTGTCTGGTTTTTCCAGAACCGGTGCATTTTGCACACATTCTTTGGGTTTGGGTCTTAAATGCACACGATATTTATAGGACACAAATTTTCCTTTGTGTCTTGTTTCAGTCCTGGTTAATAATTGAGCATCTATCAGAGAGTCAATGATGGTGTATATTTTGTCTTTATTACAGCCAAAATAAGAGGCGAGATGTTTTACGTTTAGTTTCCACGATGGGGGTCTGCACATTAAATATAAATAAAGTCCGGCGACTTCTAATTTTTTAATATTTTGCACAGTTTTGTTTATCAGGATTGTGCAACCCGATTCTTCTTTCTCGAAGGAACCGTCATATTTATCAATTCCACTATCAATGTCTAATGAGTTGTTGTTTTTGTGATCTGACATGATATAATTGCCTCAGTAGTAGGGACGCTCAAGCCGTATTTGCCAATCATGGCGTCCGGTATAAGATTCATAAACATGATTAACATTCTTGGCGGAGCGGTAATCATTATTTCAAATGTTCCAGCAGCTAGGAACATGATGTAACCTTGCTGCTCTCTCATTTTCTCTTTATTTCAAAACTTTAACAATCCTACACTATTTGAATCGTCATTATAAGAGCCTGTGCAAATATTTTTTTATCAAAACTTGTTGACTAAACCAAAATACATTGGTATATTTGTATTTATCACAACGAAACACAAATGAGATTGTTATGAAAAAAAAGAATGTAGCTAGGGGTGATAATGATAAGGCGTTTCACTTTAGAATGCCTAAAGAAACATGGGTTTTATTAAAGAATGCATCAGTCATCCAAGATTGTACGATGGGGGAAGTAATCGTTCAGTGTTTGGAGAAAAATAGAAAACGTTGGGAAGCAAAAGTGTAGTTTTAAGAAGTACTGAGGTTAAAGATTGCCGTCTCTAACCTCGGTGGACATAAATAACATCCGTACCAGGAGATTACTATGACAGACAAAAGTCTAGCGCATAATGCTGTAGATATGCAACCAAAAAAACCATCATGGAATGATGATCCTTTCGATTTGAAAGGAATGTTTACAAGGAATGTGCCTATGAACCATCAACGCAACCTTGATAATTATGCCGAAGAATTAGTTGATTTGTACGCAAAATTTGATAACGATTGCTACTATTTATCTTTTTCAGATTTACCAGAAGATGCACAACTTGAATTTGCACGACTGTTCATTGAATCAACAGACCGTGACTTAAGCGAATGTATTTATGGAGATGATTTGTCCATAAATAGCGAGTTTACCTGCGCATTGCTGACAATGCTTAAAGACAATACCGAAGAATCACGAGAAAAATTCTCTCAAACCACAATAACCAACATCATAAAATACTACGAGTCTACATTTGACACTTTTCTTGATGAAGCCTGCAACACTTACCATGCAAATCGCATGGAAGAACAAGGCTATTACCAGAGTCGTGACATGGAACACGGCGATTATCACTGGGTTAAATATTAATGGCTACTCATACGGTTGGCGACCGTAAAATAAATGTACATTTTGAATTCCCTGATATTCCCAATCGTAATTTTGATTGGGTAGCAACCTTCGATGACTATGACAGCGCACCTGATGCCGAATATCACCCGATAGGTTACGGGCAATCCATAAAAGAAGCGATTAATGATTTACTAGAGCAAGAGGAGTCACAATGAACTTAATAATGAAAGACTTTATAACACCCGAAGAAAGACTCAAGCATGTTGAGGTTCCAAGAGATTGTTACAAGATGTATGACGCTGGCATCTATGCCGATGAAGTCTGTCTTGTATGTGATAGAAGCGGCCAAGAAATCTGTTCCGAAGAGTGCATTGATGAAAACTGCCTTGACTCAGAGTGTGTACAAACAGAACTAGGATGGTATTGCGGTGACGGATGTTATGGCGATAGTCGGGGATAAATGCTTTATGCGCATTTGTAAATACCCGTCAAGTCTTAAAAGGTACTTTCAAGTGCGTATAGGGAATTTATCGCAGACCTTAAATGGTCATAACTAAAACTGTTAGGAGTAGTAACATGGCATTAAGAGCTAAAAAACCAGAAGCAATCCAAAAGCGTTTGAAAGCGTTGTTTTATGGGTCTGCTGGCGTTGGTAAGACAACGGCTGCAATCCAATTCCCGAAACCCTATCTTATCGATACGGAAAAAGGTGCTGAGAATGACCAGTACACCAAAATCTTACAAAAAGCAGGCGGTGTGGTATTTCAAACCACAGACTTTAATGAGTTAATGACAGAGGTTAAAGCATTGCTTACCGAAGAGCATGAGTATAAGACTTTAATTATTGACCCACTCACAACGCTTTACAATGATTTGCTTGATAAGTCAGCCATTAAAAATGGCACTGAATTTGGTCGCCATTATGCTGATGCCAATAAGCAGATTAAGCATTTGCTTAACTTGTTGCTACGACTAGACATGAATGTGATTATCACAAGCCATGCGAAAAACGAATATGGTCAAAACTTGACGGTGCTTGGTCAAACGTTTGACTGTTACAAGAAACTTGATTATTTATTTGACCTTGTGTTTGAAATTCAGAAACGTGGCAAGGATAGAATCGGGTTAATTAAAAAATCACGCATAGAAAAATTCCCTGATGGCGAGACATTTCCATTTTCATATGATGAAATAGCCACGAGATACGGGCGAGACATCTTGGAGCGTGACGCCGTTGCACAAGAGTTGGCCGAGGAATCACAGATAAAAGAATTGGAACGGTTAATTGATTTAATCAAAGTACCTCAAGAGGTTTACCAAAAATGGCTAGATAAAGCCAGTTCGGAGAAGTGGGAAGAGATGCCAAAAGATGCGATTCAGAAATGTATCGATCACTTACAATCTAAAATCAAAGGAGCTGAATGATGTTTGCTTATGAAGTAATGAATGAACAAGAGGCGATGCAAGAGCGTTTCCAATTGCTTAAAGAAGGCGTTTACGATGCGGTCATTGCCGCATCACAAGACACCACGTCAAAAAGTGGTAATCCTATGATGGATTTAACCGTACAAGTTTTTGACGAAAACGGTCGCGGTCATGACGTCAGAGACTTCTTAGTCTTTATGCGTACCATGATGTGGAAAGTCGTTCACTTTGCGGACTCCGCCGGAATCTTAAAAGAATATGAGGAAGGCAAGTTGTGTTCAGACCTTGTGATTGGCAAGCGCGTTCAGGTCAGTATTAAGATTGAAGAGGGAAAAGAAATACCTGCCGACAAGCTAGACGGGAAGCCCGTAGGTTCAAAATATCCTGATAAAAACAAGGTTGAAGATTACATCAAACAATCTGAGAAAAAAGAGGTAGAAAAATCCCCCGAAGTAGACCCAGAGTTGAATGATGACGTGCCATTTTAATAACTAAGAGAACAATATGGATTTTAAACAAGCAATGGAGTGCCTAGAAAAAGGCGCAAAAGTTACTAGACAAAAGTGGGCAGAGGGTATTTACTTTGCCCTCACAGATGATGGGCCTAAGTGCTTTCAGCCTAAACTTGAACATTACGCTTATGATGAATCAATTATGCTTTCGAATGGGTGGTTAGTTGAAGGTGAAAAAAAAGAGTATAAATTTCCTGAGATTATACCTTTTTTACAGAAAGGTTTTAAGGCAAAGCTTAAGGAATGGGATGGTCATTATATTTATTATGATCACTCAAGCCAAACGCTGGTCTCTCGTTCTATGTTGGCTATGCCTTTTATGCCTGACTTTGATTCCTTTGGCGCACAAGATTGGATTAAACTAGATTAAAGGATGACAAATGGATTTTAGCATAGAAGAATTAGAAACGATTAAAAAGTGTATTTGCTGTTCAATTAACTATGGCGAAGACAATCGTTATGACAACTTGCTTGAAAAAGTACAAGCTTTATTAGTGAAGAAATTACAAGAGGTTAAACAACACTGTGGGTCTTGATTTATATTTAACAAAAGGGCCATGCAAACATTGCGGTCATATGAAACACGCTTATGAAGGGGCATACACATACAATGTCTCACGCATGTGGTATAGA